AACCCATTAAGATTCTGTAGCAAGTGCATAGCACTCGTTACCTACGGTCCTCAAAACATGAGGTGCCGGACTGACGTGTGTATCTACCAGTGTGACTGACCGTCACGAAAGTAGATGTGCATCTAACACGATTACCCGTTATTTTAGAACGGAATAATCGGACTGGATCATCTTCCTTAGAAATTAGGGAAGATCCGTCGAAGGCTCGGATGCCACAGAGTGAGTTAATTCTCTCACATGTGACAGAACTGGCCTCAGGGCTAGACTTGCCATGAATATCATTGTTAGGCAAATCAGCCCGACGTAACCCAAGCCAATAGTATGGCGCATGTCGTGTCTCCTTTCTCAGATCTGATGTTAGTCTGAGATAAGAAAATCTAAACACGCCATGACCCACATGCTTCGGCTTGGCAACATCTACACTCTTAATGAAGTTGTAAGAGGTTAGAGTCGGACACTTAATACCTGCATCATCAGGATAATCTCCAGGTACCAGTTTAGCTTTACCGGTAACACGAGAAATTTCACTGAGCAGAAAACTAAGTGTGTTTCCAATCTCATGCTCAGACCAGCGCATCAATAATCCATTGATGTACTTGTAAAGCATGGCCTCGTAGGTACGTTTTCCTACGACCGATGCGCCATTTCTTGGTTGAAATGGCCGAACGTCCACCCCGTGGTAGTAATCACCACCACAGGATTCCCTGAAATGGCCCTCGTCAAAGGTTTTTTCAATATTAATGACGAAGCCAAGCTCACCAAAGACGGAAACAACTTGCTTATGCATTCTATTCGCATAAATAAGGTCGTCGCCGTATACAGAAATCGTACGCCTATCAAGTCTATGGAACAGTATCGACTCGATGGCCTTAATGAGTGCCAGGAAAACCAACGTCTGGAGAGGAAATGTATAGCCAATACCCATCGTACAGAATGTTTTAGATTCTATACAATCGCCGTTTGGCAATACAACAGAACTGATCCTCGAAGCTTTCAGTACACTGTACCAATCGCTAGGAAAAATCCGTTCAACTAGAGCGTCCGTAATACTATCGGATGCACTAGATAGATCAGCCGTAACATGTAATCCATGCACAGATGCTCTACGAGCTAAGACTTTGTGACGTTCTTGTAACGTCGCAATATTATAGCCCGCCCTCTTAAGTCGCTTACGCATCATTTCACCTAGACCAAAGCTCATGTATGAGCCTATAGTCGTATTAGGCATGATGGTACGTAGAGACTTAAACGTCTTTGGGACTAACGTCAGTTTCAGCGAACTCGTCTCCTTGTAAACGGACCTCAAAGGGTCACTGTCTAGTTGCTCGATCCAATATTCTTGGACTGAATCAACGTTGCGCATTTCTGCGTCAAACCAAGAGATTTGTTCAGGAGAGCCGGAAATCGGTAACTCCCACCGCGCAGCTTCACAAGCTTGCGCGGCAGGAATACCAACCGACGCTCGTCTTCCAAACCGACAAAGGCGGCGATGTTCTTCATCGCTGTACATTCCAAGGACTGATTGGATGTAAGTCGCAGCACGATCTAGTACAACGTGTGAGAATGCTGACACGCTACTAAGATCTACAACTGAAACCCGATCCTGAGTATCTAGAAAAGATTTAATTGCTTTATTTTCTAGGTCAGAATCGCTATAGGTATCAACTTCGAACCTATACCTCTTGAAAATCGATGCAATTTGATACGTCGCTTTAAATAAGCTAGGCGTCATTTCGCTAGTCGATTGCGGTGTCAACTGTCTGAACTGTGCAGCCTCAGAATTTAAAATATGATCTCTGAGTTCACTGCAGAAACACGGTTCATTCAAGTTGATTTGGAAGTCCCTGATTAGGGATGCGGCTGTTTTTCGCATCATTTGATCAACTGAGTATTTTTCTGCAGTTGATCGGCGGATTGGCTTCATAGCCATTTTACTACCTCCTTTGTTGGTAGGTAGAACAGGAATCAAGTCATCGACCCTGTCGCCCAGAAAGCCGTCAGATCAGCATCACACAACATCTGAGCTCCAATAGTACAAAGCTCAGCAGCGTTAGCTGCAGAAGTAGACGGGTGCACTTCACGCTCAATACGCATGACGTTGAAAACAACTTCACCAGTAGCGAGAACGATAGGAACTGCGTATGTAACGCTTTTCTTATCTTTCGTGTAGTGTCCGGTTTTTGCATCAACGGCAGGTGCACGATATTTAATCGTACATGACCGTCTCGTTTGATAATCGGCATCTGCCGGTACTATCAAATGCAAACCGTTCACAATGGTCACGCCATCATCAGCGAAGACCTGGGCTGTTCCGCCTGAAGCACTAACAGTGCCGCCGGCAAGTAGAGACATATTTTTCAGTCCCATAACTACTCCTCCTTAAAGGGTCTCATCAATGACGTACATCTTTAAGTGCCGAAATTATTCTCGGTACGAAGAGAGCAACGCCATCAATGGCATGTGTCACCGAACTGAAATTAAAGTTCGGTGGCGGGAGTGGAATCGTCGGAAAATCGGGATTAGTAGTTCGTGTTAGCGTCACACTACTATAGTGTGAAGATCCAAACGAACCTGTTTCATCGTAATCCACGGCATGTCTACCATGGAAATTAGAAGATGAAAAGGAAAATTTCCTTTCGTTTCTAACGGTACACCAGCTGCCCCTTATGAGTATATTGGGGTTAGGCACTATTGCCTCAAGCCATGCACCGACGTTGAAAAACCAATCAGCGACGAAAGAAAAGGGTATTACTTCCCAAGCAGTCTGTAACAAGCTATCAGAACCTAATCTGAAATCTTGCGCTAACTTCTCAGAAGGATTACCAGTTAGGCACTGGTACAATACCCCGGCACTACAAGCAATTTTCTGTGTGCCTGTACCTGCCAAGTCGACAACCCAACTCACAATGAGTGGGGCGTCGGTTACTGTGTGCGTCAAAGTCCGTTGTGAGCTACGCTCACCCCTAACTGACGCACGGCCTACAAGGAGCCTCTGGTGAAGCAACGTTCGTGCCTTATGAACGTTCTTGATTACTTGATTTGCATCAAGTAAAAGAGGTTTCCACCCGTACCTATACTCTAACCATGCATTTTTACTGGCTAGAAGCATACTCGAGGCAGACTTTCCGGAGAGCTGTTTTGCAAGTTTACGAATCTTCGTAAGATGCTTAACAGCCCCTTGGAAGGGACGACGGAGCATCGAGATTGTCTGCGATAAATCATGCAGAATCTCACCACTCATGATCTGATCAGATCGGGTTTTACCCATTGCGTTAATATACGCAATCTGACTCATCCTGAGAATATCACCCTCAAGACTAAGATCTTGTGGCACAAGCCCCTCGACGAGCGAAGCGTAATCACCCCAATAGTTAACCCAATAGCTGGATGTACCAGATATAAAGTTAATACTAGCAGGAACTACACTGCGCTCGCTTCGTTGCAGCAACAGGTCACCGAGCATGACTTCTCCACGATTCTTTCTTTGCTTGAATCGAGGATGGTTGAACTCAGCGATAGACGAAAACGGGCCAGTTTTAGAACCCGTTAACGACTGCATGTGATTATGAATCCCATCAGTACGATATTCATCGTAGCCTATGAATTCACAGTCACGACGGTCGTCAGTCCTCCACCTGTTAAAATCTTGCTGCATAAATCCCTCCTTGTAGTATTGATGCATTGGAATGCATCAAATTATTACTACCCTTGGCTAAGAGTTACCTCC